TCGATTCTTAACCGCCAAACCCTGCTGCTTCAACTGCTCGGCCGCCATTGAGCCCTGCTGCTTCATCTGCTCAGCTTGCATTTTGGCTTGGAGCAATTGCATCGCGCCTTGCTGCTTCACCTGTTCAGACTGCATCTGCATTTGCAGATCCGCCTGCTGTTGCTCCATCTGAGCCTGCATTTCCTGAGGCTTGATCTGAGCCTCGACCATTTTGGCTTGAGCGTCCGCATTGATCTTGCCGACCTCAGCTTGCAGTTTTTGCAACTCAAGCTGCTGGGCTTGCTGTTGCATCGCCTCAGCTTCCGGATCCGGCTCTTCCTGCGGGATCATGATTTCATCAAGTGTCACGTCGTGCAGGCGACCCCACTCGTTGACCATGCCGTTCCACGGTTGGAAGTTATTCGTCTGCATGCCGTACTGAGAGAGCACCGGTGCGAACTGGTTCATCACTTGCTGGTAATTAGCGATGTCGCGATCACGGTTCGGACGGCGAATCGAGGAAGCGGAGATCGTGTACTGGAACTGCCGAGTCACCAGCTCAACATCGGTAGATTCGATGTGCTGCTTCCACAACATCGCGCCTGCAGGGCCGAGCAACTGCAAGACATCTTCCGAGGTCACGAACCACCGGGTGACCAAAGCTTCCGCCTGAGCGATTCTCGACTGCCACTCAACCACTTGTTTTTGCATGTACTCCGGACGCGCCATCACCGCCCGTGTCTTCGATACCGTCTCCTCTGCCGTTCGATTCTGAGTGCCACCTTCGTTCTGGCCGTAGATCGTTGGAGTCAATCCGACTCGTTTGTCAAACATGTCCGACACAAACTCAATCAACTGAGTCATGTCACGCCGACCCTCAGGTTGCGTCAGGATCTCAATTGCTTCCTTCGGGCTCTTCAAGCCGACCGGAGTAGGGATGATCATCTGATCCTCCCCGTTGTTGATGTAATCCTTGTAGTGGTCCAAATAAGGCTGCGCGACTGCCCAGAAATCACGCGAAGACGACCATGTGCGATTCGCGAACCAAGAAATCAGGAAGTTCAGCAGCTTCAGTTCACCGAGCCCAGGGGCCATCGGGGGAACCGGCCATGCGCTTTCCGGATTCTCATAGAAGTCGAGGAACTCTACCGGCCAACTGTCGTCTGCCCAATAGGGAATCGGCCAACTGAAATTATCGCGGACCTCCTCGTCACTCGCCCCTTTTCGCATTCCCTCCGAAGGCATATTCAACGGGTAAGGAACCCCTGCGGAAACGGCGATGTAAGCGTACTGCCCGACCACGTCGTCGAGATGATTTCGAAGCGTCGAATCCATGTTCGTTTTGCGGACTCCGACACCTGTCTTACTGAAGATCTCGTACCAGATGACAAGGTCGTTAGTCGCTCCGCTCTTTCGCTGCGAGGAGATGCCTTCATCAGTCGAAAGCTCCCCGTGCTGCCAAGTTGATTCCAAGGTCGCGCGGCCCTGCAACGAATCCTTCGGCAAACTGAATCGTTTCTCCACCTCACTGTGAACATCGATGTGCTTGATCGCCATCCAGCGGCAGTCATCGACCGAATCGAAGTCCGGATCGAGATAGATGTCCTCAGGAGCGACTCGGAACGAACCCGTCAGGTTCCTCGTTGAACCCGGCATCTGATACGGCCGAGTAGCACTGCACCCGCGACCTTTTATCAATCCATCGATGACACCTCGCATTGAATGGCCGCCGAGCCCACCGCCGGGCTGCTCACGCGGGGTGTAGTTCAGCCAGCGATCCATCAGAAACTGAACAATCTTGTCCTGAACGTCGGACTGTTGTTGCTGCATCATTACCTGTTGAAACATCTGCTGCATCTGAGGATCCTGCCCGAAGAATTCAGGAGGAATATCCATCGCAGCTTTTGCTTCCACAGTTCGGTGCGGGATTTCCCAGAACAGGTTTGGGCCGAACACCGCGACCATCTCGAATGCTTTGTTCACCGTCAACCGAAATCGCGGAAGCTTGACGTTCTTCCAAAACTTCTTCTGGTACTTCGGATCCCACATCGCCTGTGCAGAGTTCGCATAGAACGTCATGCACTCGTCGGCAACAACCTTCCAGTCCTTGCGTTTGGCCGCAGCAGACTCCAGCTTTGCCAACCAACCGGTGACAAGAGGACGCAAGAATTCAATGTCTACGGTGGTGTAATCCAATAAACCACGTTGTCAATTCGGGAACTACTCACTCAGCGAGTAAGACGCTCCTCAAGCGACGGCATCTTTTGCAACTTTTTTAGTTGCCGTCTTGGGACTCAATTGTTCTTGGGCGTCAACCAAATGCTGCTTACGACTCTCCAATTGGGAGATGTGCATCGCGTAGTCAGCCTTCTTAGCCGAAACCCCATCTGGATAGTCCCATCCACCCGAATTAACACTGGTAGCGTGATTCCTGTTTTGGTGAACCGGGTGCGACATGTGCAAGCACCCTTTGACCGCGTACCTCGGCATTGCCGAGGGACCAAACAAAGTCACGCGAACTTTCCCCACCCCCTCAACCAAAGTCACGATCCCCGCGATCTGACCGTCTTCTTTCTTTTCCGCCCTGTTATACCAGACGATGACCGTGCCAACCGAAGGGGTCGGGATTGGGTTCTTCAGCTCTTCGTCAAGCTTGTCAATTTGGTCCTGTAAAGTCGTCACGGAATATCCTTATAAAAGGGCGGAAACCTCGCTAGGTTCACTTGCGCTAGTGTAATCCCCCGCCCCCAGGTAGACAACATCAGACTCGTTGGTCCGGCGACGGCGATCCAGGATCTTCATCGCGTGCTGGTACGCGGCGCTCCCCCGTGTCTTGTAGACATCCGCAGGTACATAGGCCTGATTCATGACAAACATGGGCTCGATATAGGCGGCAAAGTACTCGACTGATGCCATCGCGTCGAACAGCCGAGGGCTCTGAGGCTCGTCCAGGACCGAGTCCACTCCCTCCCCTCGGATCTCTGTCTTTTTGCGGTACTTACTGAATTCCTTCCTAGTTTCCAAATTCGTTTCTTCGACAAACAACAGACTTGGCAGCCCACTTTCCTGAGGCGGATCCGGATTGAGCAACGACCGCACCGCGCGGAATCGAGTGCTTCGAATGTTGCACCCCGGAGCAAAAGAACAACTCGTCTGTCGGCTGATCAGCTTGTGTTTCATAAACGCACCGGAATAGTGCTGCAGCGTGTTCTCCTCGCGGCCCGCGTGTGTCTGGCGACCGGACATCTGATCCATGATGAACGCTTCATAGTTCTTGGTCCCCATTCGCTCAGCCAGCGCTTTAGCAAGCATCTCGGCACTGAAGCGTCGAGCGATCAACTCCCACTCCGAGATCGCCACGTTGCCGAGATAGACTCCCTCATACTCAGGGGGCGGCACTACCCAGGAATGGACCGCGGTCCTCGTATTGGAAGGGTCAATGGACAAGTACCGAGTCCAGGTGCGAGGGAAACCGTTTCCACCTAAGAACATATCCCGCAGCATGATATGCGCCTTGGAAAGCTTGACGTACTCGACCTGCCCCTCGATGGGTCGCTTGATCTGATTGAAGATCGTCGAGAACTGATACATGCTTAGCGCGTCGGTGAGCAACTCGCCTCGATTACGCCTTGCAACTTCCTCTTCACTTTCCATCCTGCCGAGACTCTGATTCTTACCGACTTCACTCAAAAATGGATTGTCGGTCATGATCAACTGGAAGCTCTGGATCTGGCACTCGTCATCCGACCGCCCCATCTCCGCTCGGTCAATCAACTCAAGCAGCGCTTCGTTTTTCATGTGCGGCCACACCGACCACATGAACCAACCCTCCTCATCAGTCAAACGGTCCTGCCACTCTTTCAAGTGACCGGGGAATTGAATGTCCTCGTCGATCCAGATCCCGGACACCGCGTCCCCTTGCTTCGGGTTTCTCGATGACGACGGATAAGCGTAGATGATTGAGCCATTAGTCAACCGGCAGCTATTGAATTGATTTGCCTTTTTGTCTTCCCACTCGAATGCTCCCTCGTACCCACCGTCAAGCATCCGCTCAGGGATCAACGGTTCAGCAAGCTTACTCTCGTGAACTCTGGCTTGATCTTCTTTATTGGCTCGATTCCATGTTCGCCAAACTCCACTGCCTTCACCGCCATCTTCAATCACTCGATAGGATCCACCTTGGCCCCGCTCAAACAACAGCCGGTAAATTGTTTGTCCGATGTGTTTGGTGTCCCACCCGATCACCCAATAGATTCTGGGGTAGTCAACGTCGGGTGCTACGCTCTTCCACCAGGGACCATCCACTTTTATCTCTTCGCCGGTCGAGCCGATGATCGGCTGTCCGGTGACTCGCGAAGCGAATTCAGTTGATACGCAGACGCTCTTCCCGGCTCGCTTTCCACCCCGGACAATCAGTTCACTCGCCTTGCTGCGATGAACTGGTTCCTG